GGATGACAGAGCCGCCGCGTGAACCTCTGGAATAACGTCCCATGCTTTCACGCATCTTGGATTCTGGGATGACGTATTCAGGTTCGCCACCTTCTCCGATTAAAGCGTTGGTTGGGCCGGTGACGTAACCGCCTTCTGCAAACCGTGTATTTGCTCCAACCCCCGAATAACTTTCAATGCCACCCAAATTCAAATCATTACCACCGCCTCCACCACTACTGCCCATTCCCGCAAAAGCCTTGGCAATGCCTATAGCGATGTATGTCGCAATCATTTGTTGAGCTGCTTGTATCAACATGTCACCAATATTCTTCAGGAAGTCAGCGAAGGCTTCCTCAGCGGTCTTCGTTCCAGCAACTACTTCACTTATGCCGCCAACAAGGGACTTAACTGCTGGAGTGACAGCTGCAAAGGCTTGATTGAACTTGAGTTGTTGCTGCTCGGCTTGATTTAGAGCAGGTAAAAGTGCCTCGATGGCTGCTTTGCGGTTATTTAAGAAACCAATTTCTAGCGTGGCAGCTTCTGCTTTTTTGGCGTCACCGCTAGCTTCTATTAATCTTTGTTCTGCAAGCTTGTCGTTAATTGCGCCAATTAGATCTTCTTGACGGCGGAGTTGTTCGATGCGAAGCTCCAGCATCTCGGAGGAGCCGGGTGAGTTCGCGTCCTCAATGCCACGTTCCAGTCCTTGGACGATGCCCCCGGTTTGCTGCTCATTGCGGAGTGCAATTAGGCTTTGTTGGAGCAGTATGTTTTTCTCAGATAAGCCGTTTTGCTCTCTGAGTAAGAAATTCTGTGATTGTATTTTCTTCAAACGATCGTCATACAGCTCATTAATCAAGGCATTGTCTGCTGGGAATTTGCTGTTTGTCAGTGCTTGTTGACGTGCCAGCTCAAGTATCTGTGTCTCCTTTACTAGGCTGGCAGCTAATAGCGATTCTTTTGCACGTACTGCTTCTAGGTCTGTGAGCTGTAATGCCGCTCGTTTGCCTTGAATGCTATTTGCAGCCAGCTCTGTTTTTAGGATTTCTTGGCGGAGCTGCAGTTCTTGGGATTGAGGTAAGGCTCCTCCTCCTGCTCTACCTTTTCTTTCTTTTTTAGGATTGAATTTTTCGTCTAAAGCTTTTCTTCTTCGTAAGAATGCTTCGTAGTCTGCAAGAGCTTTGTCGATAACGCTTTGATCGGGGGCGACAATGTCAGCAGCTCGTTCACCAGCTAAATCTTTAGGGTCTATAAATTCACCGCTAGCAGCTGTAAAAATTGCTGCGGCAATGCGATCCCAGAATGTAACTTGTTTGGCTACTTCGCCAGTTATGTCTGCTGTCTTGTCTAGTAGAGCGTCTAGTAATGCTGCTTGGGCTGCTTCGCTGCCCTCAATCTCTAGAACTTTTAACAGTTCTTCTGCTGTCTTAAGTCCGATTTGACCGCGTAAGCCGTCGATTGCTTTTAGTGCAGCAGCTTCGCTTTCTGCTGCTTGCGCTAAAGCATCAAAAGTTCCCGCTCCACCGATTGGGCCAAACGCTTTGGCTAAATCTTCTATGGCGCTTAGTTGAGCAAAAGCGCTTAGTTCTCCGGCGAGGCTTACTACGTCTTCTTTTGTTATGTTTAGCTGTTTTGCTAGTTCACTTACATCGTCTGCTGTAAATAAAGCAGCTGCGCCTGTATCGCCAAACTTTGCGGTAAGAGCAACTAGCGATTTGTTCAGTTCTTCGGCGTCGGTAAGGATGCGTCCCAGGGCGGAGCCGCCGATGCCGCCTGCGAAGCTGCCAAGTGGTCCTAATGCTGAGCCGAGTAAGCCGCCCACACCGCCGAACACGGATTCGGCTGCACTGCCACCAGTGAGGACTGGAAAGGCGGCACTGATGATTGCACCTGAGGCGGCACCACCTATTGCTCGACCTCGGGATTGCTTGTTTTTTGCCGCTTGCCTTCTTTCGTTGTCTTGCTGACGCGCTCTTCGAGCAGCATTGTCTGACTCTACTCTCCTCAACTCTTTTCTGAGTTTTATTAAATTTTCAATGTTACCTTGCTGTATTCTTGCGGCTTTTTGGTTAACCTTTGAAAGCTGTTGAGTTTTGCTTACTCCGTCGCTCAGCCCTTTGTTTAATTTAGTAACTCCAGCAGCGTTGAAAGGGTTTCCCTTCGTAAGCCTGCTCTGTAATTCTTTTGTTTCTTGGTTTAATCTATTTACCGTATTATTTAGGTCTTGGATCTTTTTGTATCCTTGAACCTGGAGCTGAATATCTACGTTGTAATTGGCCACGGCTGAGCACGTAGAGTCTTGCGCTCCAGTCTACCGTGACCCCATCGTTCGTGCCCCACGACCCGACTTAGCGTTTTGAATTGACTTCTCCTCTTGCTCTGCCTTGATCTCGAAGAAAGCAGCCCAACCCACCAACTCCTCTTGAGTCAGACGTTCGGTGAGCTGAACCACCGTCATACCCAGCTCTTTCGCTAAAAAGAAGATAAAAAGCCAGTCGTTACTTGCTTTTCAAATCTGCTTTCGCTTCCTCCACTTTGTTTTCCGCTCCAGAGCTAAGCATTGCTAGCTGGATGTCTTGAAGGACGGAAGCTTCAACGTCACGCCTAAGAGCAGCACGTTCACCATCTTGGAACATACGATTGCCGTCAGCGTCTAACGCCTTTTCAATCATCATGCCCAGAGCAAAGTCGTTGGACTCGTCCCCAACCTTTTTCTGAATTGACTCTCTCTCAGCAATCGTTAATGGATGCCAATACACCTCAAGCACCACATCATCACCGTCCTTGACTTCGTGCTTATAAAGCTGGCTGACGCCAAACTTATTCCGAAGCAACTCAGTAGCACGCATGAACTAAAACCATTTGCTTTAGTACATTACACCACTGCTGTGAATTGACAAGAAATAATGCCGATAAAGTGAGAACGGTCTTCTGCTTCAACAACAGATGGACCCACAATGTCTAAAACCCTAGGAACCACGCTATAGGTATCCGTATAGCCAGAAGCGTTTACAGAGGTCAGACCGTCAATAACAGACTCACCAATTGCGGACAACACAGACGTTCCAGCAGCCTTTGGAACGTAGATGTTGCACTGGATTACGCCGGAATAGTAGTCCTGAGCAGCACCTTGGTTTTGGAGCGTTGAACGGTTGAAGTTTATGCTCATCAAAATGTATTTTTTAGTCTTACCAGGAGTGGTATAAGCAACGTTGTCGTAAACCATTAACACCGCTGCGTCAGCGGCAGCGACTGCATCGGTTACTGCTTTTTCGAAAGCAGCTCTAGCATTAACGAGTGTCATAGCTTAAAGAGGATTTTCGCCAAATCTTGTATAACCGACAGGAGAAACACCTTGCTGGCCGGTAAGAGCAAAGATTCTTCCAGCCTTCTTCTCGCGAAAAGTTTCTGCAACTAAACGTCCCATTTCGCCTTGAACATAATCAGGTATGCTGCCTTTCTCTGAGGCAAGTGCAGAAGTTGCATATAAGACCGTATTGCCTACGTAAACGGTAGGTTGTTTTTTATAGTTAAAAACTGGCACCTTGTAGCGAGGTTTGACGTCAGACTTCATGGCTCCACGCTTGTATCCCGACCACGGTGCAAAATCTTTTTTGTCGTCCTTAGCTTGAGGCCTTTGCGTTGAAGCCTTCCAGCTTGAGGCAAAGAATCCTGTGTCCTTAGGGCTAACGTCAGGCAAATCGCCAACAATCATTTGAATCAGATCGTTGTAATCACTGTTTATTTGACGCTCCAAATCGCCCGCAATGTTGCCGATACCGCGTTTCTTAGCCATCAGAACCGCACCATCAACACAAACAGATACTCTTGATCGCCTTTGTAGGTACGAATATCAATGATTTGGGTGACTCTATTTGAGCCTGCATACTTCAAGGTAACTGTGTCCTCAAAGGTTGGCTGGTTGCCCCCTATCTGATCAGGAGTGATATACAATTTTGCCTTACGCTCCTCTCTGCCTTCTTGCTCTTGTGAATCGACAAACTCCAATGGAGCATCAAAAGAATAAGCTGTATCAGTTGTGGTCAACGCTCCAGTGCTGACGTTGTAGGCAGGAGACACTTTGCGAGTGTAAGTAATAGTGTTGTCAAGCGACTTGCCTAGATCAGCTACAACTGATTTGGCAACGTTCTTGAAAAGAGTGTCAAGTTGACCAGCCATCTCAACCCCTCACCACACGTACTTGATAGCTACCGCTACCTCCAAGACAATAAGCACCAAGATAAGACTGCAACCAAGGGTAAACGTCGAATACGTTATTGACAGTTCCAGTAGCTTGGCTAGAAGTGTTGTACTTGACTTCGAGCTCTCCAAGCTTGACTTCTTCGTATAACCCCGTATCGCCGGTAGTCCCTGTAATTGAGTCCGTGTCATTAGCTAAAGCACGCGCCAGCTCATAAGCAGCGTACTTAATGTCAGGCGGAATGGCACTACAAGTCAGCTCAACGCGATCAACGTGATAATTGTTGCGTGGCCAGCTCAACGCTTGGCTCGTATCGCAACGATCACCGTAAAAATTCAGACTATCGATCCAGCGTGTTGCTGAAATCAAAGCTCGGTTCTTGTTGTCGTCTGACTTGTTATCCCACTGCGTGCTGCTTGGAACGGTTTCAAAATAAGCGTCGGCTTCAACCAACGTCACGTAACTGTTCGCTGACGCGCTGCTGAGGGTGGCAATAACTGTGGCAGCCATAGCAAGAAAAAGAAAGGTGGCCCCACCTAATGGTAGGGCCTTTTGTTCCGTCAGGGTCAGGACTTGAGTCCGTTATCCAAAGGACTGTTGACGAAGATCTCAACCGCAGGGATGAGGTCAATGTCGTAGGTGGCAGACCAGTTGCTGCCGGTACGCAGGTTTGCGTTAGTCGGGTTGTCCGAAGCAGAACCCCACTTAGTGCCCATCACATGATAAGCAGTGTGGTAATCCACGGAAAGCACGTCTTGCTTCGAGAGGACGTTGCGATCCGACTCAATGCGGAGGTCTTGCTGAACACCCTCAAGGATGGTGCCAGACTTCAGCATGTAGCAACGGAACTCTTGGCGGTTACCAGTTGTTGTTGGGTCATTGATGTTGACCTGTGAGTCAACGATGACGCGACAACCAGCAAACTCACCAACTTCACGAGCACCAATGCCAACACCACCGCCACCCCATGTCACCGCGCCAGAAGCAGCAAGTGCAGAAGTAGAGAAGGTCAGCATTCCTACCTGATACAGGTAGTAAGCAACGGAAGGGTGAACAACCAAGATGTCCAGCTCTTCACCGCGTTCACCCAGCTTGGAGCGGGCTTCAGCAACGGTTGCAGCCGACAGATAGTTGGCTTCAGCAGTAGCGCCGGAACCAGCAAGCTGCTTCTCAAGGCGGTGAGCGTTAAGAGCAGTGTGGAACAAACCAGTCAACTGCTCAAACAGACGTGCGCTGTTCAGCTTGTTGATGGCATCTGCCAACTGGTTACGGATGTGAAGCATTGGATCTTCGCCAGCGGCCAAAATCGCAATGTCATCTACGGCGTAGGCAAAACCACGGTGAACGATAGAAGCAATTTGGGTGCCAGTACCGATCTTCTGTGGAGTTAGGTAGCCAGCAGAGCTAGTGCCCCACGTAGCTGTACCGTCCATGACTTCCTCTGTAGGAGACACGGGGTTGAACTCAGGAACTTGAATGCGAGTACCGCCTTCTCGTGCATCAAGAAGAGCGTTACGAACAACGGCGCCAGACTTGAGGAACAAGCTGCGCTCTTTGATGGCCTCAGACACATAGGTGCTGAGATTATTCCTCTTGACGATGTCCGCGAGTAGGACACCGCCGGAATAATTCTGAAATGGAGCAGCCATTTCTTATTTAGGGATAAAGTTTGCGGGGATCAAGTCACGGACTTGGATTGGTGTCCCACTGGGACTACTTACCGGCCTCTCGCCTGAGCACTGCTGCAAGTTCAGGGTCGGTATTGTCCAAGGCCATTTGCCTTGTTAAGTTAATACTACCTTCTGCCCAAGGGTTTGCGATACCCGCAGCATTAGCAGTATTCAAATTGGGCTTTGCTCCCATGCCAGAAGCACTGCTTGGCTTGAACTGATGCTCCCAACCAGAGCCAGGATTCTTCAGCTTTGCAAGATAAACATTGATGTCTTGCTCGATGCC